GTTGTTCTTTCTTGGACATTTCAAACTTGCCTGCGTTTTCTGCCGCTTTGAGTGCCTGATCTTCTTTGTCCATTCGGTACTTGCCCACCTTTGCCATGGCGTCGATTTTCAGTTTCTGCTCTTCGATGGCCAGCTTGCCAGTAACTTCCTTGTCCTTGATCCGCACTTCTTGTTGACGAATCTGCAACTCTTGCTGCTGCATCTTCAACACTGGGTCTTGGGCTTGCTGCTGAGCCTGCTGCTGTGCGGCTTGCTGTTGGTTTTGCTGGAGCACTTGCTGTGCTGCCTGCGCCATCATTCCTGACAGCGCCACCTCGATCTGCGGGGGCAGCTTCTCGTCTGCTGGGGGCAGTGGCATACCAAGCTGCTGCTCAATTTTTTGGCGGTACGCAAAGCCTACGTGCTCGGCAACGTGCGCCATCATGGCTGCTTGAATCTGCGGTGCCTTGGGGTTTTGGCCGATCAACTGCATGACGATGGGGTCTTGCATGGCCATCATGTGCACCTTGATGTGGGACTCGTGGTCTTGGTAGAAGAACGCCTTGAGCGGCTCCATCTTGAGCGCTGCCATGTTCTCAGACACGGGGTCTTTGGGCTTCTGGTCATCAGGCAGGGGCACGAGCTTGTCTGCGTCCTTGATACCCAGCACCTCCAGCATCTGGCGGTGCAACTGGGGCAAGTCGTAGATGTCCGGGGCCATCTGTGCCATCTGGATCACGGCTTGGTACTGCACAACCCGCTGGCTCATGGTGGCCGCGTTGGGGTCACTTACCGGGATGATGTCAACGTGGTTGTAGTCCTCTTGCTTGGCGCGTCGTGTGGACTTGTCTGGGTCGTAGTCGTACTCGGGGTCTGTGTAGTCCCGAATCAACCCGGCCAGCAGTTGCAACTCTTGCTTGAAGCTGTAGTGCAACCGGGCCTGGACCGCCGACATCACCTTCAACTGACGCTCCAGCAGGGCCAGCGTGGTGCCCACAGGCGCTTGTGCGCTCATGTCTGACACCTTCATGTCCGCCGTGGCGGCAAAGCGTCTGCCTTCCTCCACGATGGTGCCCAGCAACTGGTACAGAACGCCGCTTGGCTCTTTGTACGGCAGGGGCAGGATGTTGTCGCGCAGTGCCCCGGAGCCAATGTCTACGTCCCTGAACTCGCCGGGTTGAATCGGTGTGTCGTCACCCTTAATGCGAAGTCCACGAGATTTGAGACCTCCTGGGAGGTTCGACAGCGTTCCTGCATCGACAAGCTGACGCATGATGCTGGTGGCTGACTTGGCAAACCCGCCGATGAGGTGGAAGAGGCCAAAGCCGTAAGCCCCAAAGCCTGGGATGTATTGGTAGTGGACAAAGTGTTGTCGCTTGAGTCGGAGTTCATCGTCTTGCTTCCAGTTGCGGCGGATGGCCAACACATCGTTGGTCCCTTTTATAAGGGTAACTACGTATGGCAGGGCAATACCCGTCTCTTCTCCGTTACCGTCTTTGTCTTGATAGCCCTCCAAGTCCAGGTCAACGTGGCACTCAAAAATAATGTAGCGCTCGTCGTTCAGGTCACTGAACCCGGTTTCTTTGTCCTTGGCCTTCTGGATGTTGGTCTGCTCCCTGGACGCATCGGGCAACTCAACGTCACGATAGAACCCAGCTTTCTGGAGCTTCACAATCTCGTTCTTGGTCTTGCGCATCACATGGGTGACGCGGTAGCAGGTGTCCAAGTCCGTGGCCCCGTAGGGCAGGATGATGTCTTCAGCCGGGATGAACATCGACACCTGACGCCCCAGGCTTGGGTCGTAGTACACCTTTTTGAACGCGCTGCCAGTGGCTGGCAGGCTCCACAGCATGCGCTCATGTTCTGGTCTGAACTCACGCATCACCTCTGTCAGCTCGTAGTTCATGTCGAACTCAACACGAACAGCGGCTTCTTGTTTCTGCGGGGTCTGCTTGCCCAAAATTTTTGTACGCACCGGGCCTTGGGCCGGGAAGGTCTCCGTGATTGTCTCAGACTGGAAGCGCACAACGGCTTCGGTAATCATCGGGTGGAACACGCCAGACGCGCCGTTCCAGGGTTCCGTGCGCTCTTCGTACTGGAGGCCCAACAGTTTCAGCCCCTCTGTGTAGGCTTTCTCCCAGTCCTTGCGGGAGTTCTTGTCGTTCTCAATGTCCCCTGACAAGTCCCCGGCCAGGGTCTCCAGGGCAGATTGGTCCATCTCCTCGGCCAAGTTGTCATTGAACGTGTCGTCTTCTTCGTCGCCTGGGCGGATGGACAACTCCAAGTCCCCGGCGTGGATATTGACTTCCTCGGGGTCGATGATCTCGATCTCCAGCGGCTCCTCTTGCTCTCCCAGTTCGTCGATGCCCTGGGGCTGTTGGTAAAGCGCTTTGTCGATATTGGTTGCCATGTCTGTCCTTAGTAATACGCCGCCTTGCGGCGGAAGTAGATGGGGTCGTCTTTCTCGTCGGTGTCCAAACGGATGAACCCGCCCTGTCTGAACCGCAGCAACGCCTGAGAGGTCGTGTCCACGTAGTCATCGTTCTCGCCGTTGGGAAAGGACGCCACCTCCTCGATGACCTCCCTGGCCCAGCGTGTGTCTGGTGCCCAGACTGTACCTGAACTGAACAAGTCTGCAACGGCGTTCAGCCGCACAACTTTGTCATTGCCCCTGGAGGGATTGGTCTCTTGCACAGGTATGCCCATCCTGCGCAACTCTTGTATCAACGGCGCTCCTGCGGCCTTCTTCTCCACGATAAACGCGTCTGGCTCCCACTCGTTGTAGTGCTTAAGCGCCGTGGCCTTCAGTTCGGGGAACTGCATCCTGTCTTTGAACGCATCCAGCAGTATGACCTGCGCGGCATCGTGCTCTTCCTCGTTGTAGAACACCCCCCAGGTTGTGCACGCCGAATAGTCCGCGCTGGTCTTGGCTTCAAACGCCGTGTCCCAGGACTGGATGATGTACTCACAGGAGGGCGGCTCTTCGCCCTCCCAGATGCGCCAGTTCTTTCTGGAGATGATGGCAGCGTTGTCGCTGGTGGGCTGCTGCATGTACTGCGCGTTCCAATACTGGGGGTCGATCGACGCTTTGGCCGACTTCAACGCAGCCAGGGGCCACTGCTCTGGCCACAGGGACTTCTCGTCGTCCGTGCCTTCGTTCAGTATGGCGGGTAGCTCCACGATCTCCCAGGCCGGGGCGTCGGGGTTCTTGGTCTGGTAGTCGATCAGCCGCCCGGTCAGGTCCAGTTTGCCCCAGCGGGTCATCACCACAATGATTCCGCCCCCTGGCATCAATCGCTGGAGTGGGCCAGTCTGGAACCAACTCCACGCCGTGTCAAACGCTAGACGACTATTGGCTTTTACGTCTTGTTCCGAGTGAGGATCATCAATAACGAACAGATCGGCACCACGACCAGCCAGAGCACCGCCGACACCAGCAGCGTAATACTGACCCCCAGCGCCAGTACCCCATTTTCCAGCAGCTTTTTGGTCATCGGCAACAACAGTTCGGGGGAAAAGCTCACGGTAGTCCTCGCTTGCGATCAAATTGCGGACCTTGCGGCCAAAGTCTTCCGACAAAGACGCGGTGTGCGTCCCCATGATGATCTTCTTATTAGGGTAATTACCTAGAAAGAAGGCTGGAAACAGATAAGAGCTGAATTCTGACTTGCCCATACGGGGGGCGATGTTGATGATGACCCGGTTTTTGCGCCCCTCGATCACATCGGTGAAGATTTTGGCCAGTTTCCTGTGGTGCGGACCCACTTTAAACCCTGGATAGACCCGTTTGGCAAAGGAAATCATGTCCTGGCGTGCTGCTGCCACACCGTAGCGCCGCTCACGCTCTTCGAGCATGTCAAATAGCTCCATCTTCTCCTTGATAGAGAGAGTCGGGAGCGCTTGCTGGATAGCAGCGATCTCAGTTGGGGAGAGCGTCAGGTCGTTGAGCTTCATCAGCCGTGGGTGGGGGTTGTGTGTGAGTACTAACTTCTATGTCTTCGATCACGGCGGCGTCGGTAACGCCCATGAACCTGTTGAGCTTGTCTTTGATCTTCTGGTCGATCTCGTCGTCGCTGAGAGACTCCTTCTTGACCTCGATCTTGTCGGTGAACAGACCCACTTCCGTGATTTTTCCCAAAAGACCAAGCGCTTTCAGGCGGATGTTGGCGTTGGGGTTCTCTGCTTCTTCCAACAGTTTGGCCACGGTGTAGCCCCGAATCTCTTTGGCGCGTTCCACAAACTCCCAGTCGTATGCAGACAACATCCCAACCAGATGCTGCACCGCCGCGGGGGTTTTTATCTGTGCCAAATGTTTGTGGGTGATCTCTGCTGGAGCCGCAGTAATCATCCCGGTAAAAGACGCCCTGGCGGCGTCAATCTCTGCTTGTGCCACCGCTTCGTCGGTATCAACCGCACCAAGCCCCTTGAGCCAGTCGGCAGTTTTTACTTTGGCGTCCACCAAATCTGCCGGGGACAGTTTGTTTACGGCAACGCTTTTTCCTTGGTGAGTACTCACCTCGGGAGAGAAATCTATTAAATGATCCAGCATACGCGCATAAGCCCTTGAACCTGCGATGGGGCTAATGTACACTCAATCCCGGTAGATGTGCAAGCAGTTGCCAGTTGGCCTACGGCCAATCAGCAAAAATGCTCATTTGCTTCTCCTCCGGGGGTTTGTGATTATCCCCCTCTTCAACCCCTGACTGGCAACGGTCAGGGGTTTTTTTCATTTGGGGGCGTGTTGTAACCCTTGTCAATCGTTGGACAAGGGTTTTGTAGAATTTTTTAAAAAATTTATGGGGGTAGTGGTTAAGTATTACAAAAGATTGATTTATGGCTGGGGAATAGTGTTCTGGCTGGCTAGTATGGCTTGTTTATATATGGGT